AGGGTACAGACGGAGGCTATCTTGTAATAGATTATAAAACAAGTAAAAGACCTTCTACAAAACGTGACCTTATAAAGGACCCACAAATGTTGCTATATGCTTACGCTATTTCAGTCTTATACACAGTACCTATCTCGTCAATAACTCTAGGTCATTATTACCCGCACCTAGACAAGTTTGTACACCTTAAATTTTCTGAGCCTCACGTACTAATGTACATGAAGAAGCTGACACAGCAGATTTGGGAGATTAGGAAGAAAAAAAAGAATGATTTCTTTCCGCAAGTGAACCAGTTCTGTGACTGGTGCGGATATAAGGATATGTGTCCTAAACAAAACCCTACTACTCACTTAGCTGAGTATGCTGAGGCACTTAAAAACAAGAAGCCCAGAAAGAAGTTTAAGGTTTAGCCTCTTTCTTCATAGCAAAATACTTAGGGTCTTCGTAAACTAGAGGATAATAATCCTCGATACTGACCAAGTCGAAGAAGTTTCTAACTTCCTTGATTGAATACTTATGTTTTTTAGTATAAGCTGATACAAGGGTAGATAACTTAAGAGGTCTTTGTGTCTCTAAAGACTTTAAGACTTTTTCTTGAAATATTTCAATGAAGTGTGTTGAAAACCTGTATCTCCATGTCTCTTTAAACTTTAAAGATAAACAGTAGTTTACTTGTTCCATGAACTCACTAAGGCGTATTGTATCGTCCATAATTTATATTTTATATATAATATAGTAGAACCTCGACCGGTTCTGACCAATAAAATGACAAAAATTTTTAAAACCTCGTATTTGGGTACAACCAAGAAGCTGCCAACTAAAGAAACGGTCAGAAAACTACCCCGAAGGGTACCTAAAGGATGTTTATATACATTCTACTACAGGTCAATAACTGCTACTGACCCTAACCCTTTTATTATTATGATTTCTCCCAAATGGACCGCTAAAAAAGGAGGGAATTATTTTACCGGAGTAAATCTTAATGATTTTCCTCTTGATATGAAAGCCTCGATTATTGAAGAGTTTGGCAAACTCCCTGTTGGGTCTGTATCATTTGACCGACTCAAGTCATTCTCAGAAGACGACCCTAGCTGTTGCGTTCGGACGTATAATGTAAATAAGGTACGTGCCCTACATAAAGTAGAGGTTTAATATGGCTTCCGAGAATCCCACCGCCGCAGAACAGAAAATTATAGACTTGCTAACGAAAATAGCAGGTCCTGCGACCGATGGGGAGAAGGCGAAGGAGTCTAAGAGCGACGAAAAACGTAGTCGCAAACGTCATTTAAAGGCTATAAGAGATAATGGTTTAGCTTTGGTAGGTTTGTCTACAGGCATGCTCTCCCTATCCAAGATTGTTGGCGACCAGCTGAATGCGAATAAAACATTAGCGGAATCCTTAGGTAAGGTAGGAAAAGCCTCTGAAGGAGTTACAGCAGTTTCTGAAAGGTTTATTACAGGGCAGCAAGGGTTTGAGCAAAAGGTTAAAATGTTCGCCGATGCGGTCGAGATGGGTATGACTAAATTTTCGGATGATACTCTGCGATTCGGAATGCAGCTAAAGATTCTGGGCGTTCAGAATAAGACGTCTTTTAGGCTGATGAGAGCAAACACCCAAGGTCTCGGCATAGCCGAAGAAGCAAGTTTGATGCTTGCAGACCAATTGGTCTCAACTGCTGTTCGGAACAAAGATTCTATCTCTGGGCTTATCGACGCCATTAACGGCATGAAGGATGCAATGATAGGAACTACCGTAGAGCTAGGACCTAAGGCAGCCTTAAACGCTCAAAAAATAGCAGCCATGATGTCCCAGAATAATTCTGAGCTTCAAGAATCGTCCGCCAAATTTGTTAAATCTTTCCTATCCGGAAGTGACGGGTACATGAAAGCTGCTAAGATGGGTGTCCAGTTTACTGGGCAGGAAAGCACTGCTGAAATGGCTCGTAAATTCGAAACCATCTTAGAGAAGATGAGTATGCTTCAGTCCGGAAAACAAGGAGCTGGCTCTCAGTTCCTCTTCGATGCCCTAGAGAGAAGCTTTGGTTTAAGTCGAGAGGATTTCAACCTTCAAACTCAAATCGGTACAAGCATACAGGCTTTGGCTGTTGGACAAACAGAAGAGATATCGCGGTCGAGCGCTCGTATAAATATACAACAGCAGATGCTTAATGCTTTAGACGGAATCCAAACCACTTTACAAGGTTTGTTACAGAAAATAGCTACTGTTGCCTCTGGTTTTATAGAAACTATAAACCAAGAATTTAATAAATTTATGGCAGGTCCGACGAAATACTTAATGGATGCAAAGAAGTCCCTCGAAGAGAACTTCCCTAAAACAGTATTTTGGTTAAGGACAATCGCCATCGCACTTACTGCAGGCGCAATTGTCAAAGGGGTGCAAGGTCTGGCGCGCCTCGTCCCCAAGATGACAAGTTTCTTCGGACCCGCAAAACAGGTGCGCGACGCAGCCGGGCGATACACCAGCAAAGTCACTGGTGGATTCTTCTCCCGTTTTGGTAAGAGGTTAGCAGGCATGGGGACTGCCATAAAAGGGGTCGCTAAAAAGATTCCTGTGCTAGGTGCTGTCGTCGGTACTGGAATGGCTATAAACTCTGCTCTGAAAGGTAATTGGGCAGACGCCGGTGTTCACTTAGCTTCTGGAGTCTTAAGTACCATACCGGTCGTCGGCACAGTTGCAGCAACAGCATTAGAGGCAGGATACCATTTGACCGGCGCGCGAGAAGCCATTATGGGCACCAGCTCTAACGAAGATAAAATAGCGGCTGATACCGAAGAGCAGTTAGAAATTCAACGACAATCACTTGAAGTTCAAGAGCGAACGCTTGATTTTATGGAAAAATCAGCACCAGTAAAGGGGTTTAAATTCTAATGAACCCAACAGGCTTTATAAACGCATTAGACTCCGCAACTAACGATTTTGCAGCGTGGTTTAACCCTAGTAACCAGACTAGAGGTGAGTTGAACTCACAGCTAGGCTCCCTTCAAAGGTTTCAACTCAATCAAGCTTTAGAGAAACGGGGCGGACTTCGTTTTAATTACGCTCCTCTTCATTCGGAAAATACGAATGAAAATAACAGTGCATCTCCGAGGAAGGTATGGATTCCTTTTTATGAAAACCCAATGATATCGGAATCCAGAAAAGCTAACTACGCGAGTAACAAGGTGTTTCTAAGAAACGAACCTGTAAGGCTTTACACTGGTAGTGAAGCGCGTAAGTTTAAAGTAGATATCCATTATAGCCTCATTCACATGGCAGCTATGGTGGGAAGCCAAGACCTAACCGACATGTTTGGGGTAACTCAAGGCAGTGAGGTTTACGAAGATACTAAAGCAATCTCACAATACCTCTACGACACCTTATTGTCAGATACAGGGAGTGAGCCAGGGATAAATGGAGTACAGGCTACCCAAAGAATGTTTGATAGGTCCAATGTTCTGGATGGTCCTTGGGGAGGAAACCGCTGGTGGAAAAATCCAGAACAAGCTTCCGAAGGTTCAAGGCTTTATTGGAACTTTGCGTTGATGTGGGTGATGCAGACAGGACCTACATGGGTTAGCCATCATCAGATGCTACAAAAAGTAATAAATAATATTCGTAGTGCTGTGATTGGTAGTCAACAAATGCCTGTGAAGGGTCCTCCTATCGTAGAGTTAAAATGGGGTACCATGTACAACTTCACGCCATGTATTGTAACTGATTATAAAATACAACCAATAGAGAACGCCGGTTATGACACTAAATCTCTAACTGCTCAAAGGCTTAAAATATCTTTATCTTTAGAAGAGATGCGAAACGTGAACGGTAATGCGTGGAACGACTCTACTGTAGGGGGAGACCTTCCTGGATGGGACACAATCGCTATTCAGGGAGACATCGACCCTCTGTCCCCAACCAGAAAATTTATGCAAGATGAGGAGATATTTTAATGTCATTTAATGGTGATAGACAAAATATTTTTCCGGGAACAGTTATTTCCCATAGAGGAAAGACTATAACAGATATAGGACAATCAAAAGCCTATAGAAGTTTTGTTAATTCAATACAGGAGCCTGGACAATCTAAAGTTGCTGTAGTACCTAATACTATGGAAGGTCGACCCGATTTACTAGCTTACGCTGCATACGGTAACGAACTTTTGTGGTGGGTTATTGTAGAAGCAAATAACGTATACGATTACGAAGAAGATTTGAAAGCAGGAACTCAGATAATTATCCCACAATTATAAAATGGACTCAAAAACAGCCGCGTACAACGCTAACGAGGTTGCGGCAGTATACATGTCGCTAAACCTTAGTGACCTGCTGTCCCAAGCAGAGGGTGGAAATAGATTAGGCAACGATGACACTCTAAAAAATGGTTTTTATGGTTTATCTGACCCTATGAATTTACGTGGGGTTTTGGAATCGTTTGAGTGTAATTTTTCCGAGGGCGGCAATAAAGCAAACTATAAAATAAGAATTTTAAACCCTACTCCGCAGCTTGAATCAACTATATTCGATTTCTACTCGCAGGTATTTCCCTCCAACATGTCCACCATTGAAGAGTTTAAAACTGCAAGTCAGAGGGAAGAGAGATTAAACCATGTAGAAGGGATAGTTGGTCGCGCCGACGAATCCCTTACTGCCAACACTTCGGTTCCGATGCTCCCTTCCTTTTATTTGAGATGGGGGTATGGGACTGACGCTAACACAGGTCTCTCGAGGATTCACCAAGTTAGAATACAAGACGTTAAGTACTTAGTAAATGATAAAGAGGATAAAGTTATTGAGCTTTACGGCAACGACATGTTATATAATTTAACGAGCAATCCTACTTTCAATAAAAGACCTTACGTCGTACGAACAGAGGTGTCAGATGAAGCAGACGGGGAGTTTTCCCTTAGAAAACCTTCGGAAATATTAACAGAACTATTAACAGAATACTTAACTGTGTATCCTCAGTGTGTTCCTGCAGTAGATTTAGCTTCATACACAGAGCCTTTTGATAATGTTGTGTTTTCTTTAGCTAAGGCTATGGCTAAAGGTGATGCTATTGCTGCAAAAAATAAAGTGATTAAAGAGATAGGTTTATCCTCTACGGAAAGCACAACAACCGAAGCTAAAGAATTAACGGAGGCAGAAGTAGCCGCTTTTTATGATTTGCTAGACCGCCCTCTTATAACCGCTACAGATATAGACCGCTCAGCTATAGGGGACGTAACTCCGCAGGTTCTTTTTCAAGCTTTTAAAGTTGTATTTGAACAGATTGGTTTAAAGTGGGAGATGAGGTCTCCCCACCAACCAGAGCCTGTAACAGGGAGCATAGCTCCACAACAAACCACTGGTCTAAACACTGACCCTACGACAGACCTGAAGAATCAGTCTGGTGAACTAAACAATATTTGGCAAAATAAAATTAATATCGCGAGGGAATGGTTATTCCCAGGACTAGAAGCACAGTTTACGACTGTCAACAGAGGCTTAGACCTGGTTGAGGTGCGCCGTTTAAGTTTTTGGCCGATGGCACTTGATAACGGTGAGCTACGAACCCTCCGTCAGGAAGAGAAAGATGCCAACGGAGGCTGGCGTATTTGGCTCAATGCTGGGATGGTTAACCCCAACAACTACCAAAACTACGTAAACATAGGGGATGACCCAGGATATAAATTTTCTTTTATTCAGCAAGACCTAGAAACAAAGTTTACTGGGGAACAAGCAGCGGGACTAAGCAACATACCCCCCGTTCCGGTTTGTCTTCCTCCTGGGTTATCCAATTTCGGAGGTAGTAACTTTCAAACCGAGCCATTGACAGGGTTCGCAGGTCTCCTTTACCCAATGCAGCTACAAGCCCCCGTCATCGATTTATCGGCAGGTACTTTTTTACCGTTTGATGATTTTAGTGCGGAGAATGTTACGGTTCCCGGTGGAGATATTCAAACTTGGATGGGCGCTGCTGCCTCTCTTAACATCCTTCAAGATAATTATGACGAAGCAGAACTAAAGAGCCTTGTAGGTAACCCACCCCTTATATTGTTGGAGCCTACAGTCGAGACTGTTAAATTTATAGCACTAAATATAGAAAAGTACAAACAAGAGGTTGCTAAAAAGAAAGAAGAATTTGAGACTTTAGTAGCCCAGACAGTGGCTGACGCGCGTGAGTACATCGCATCCTTACCTGCCCCACCAGAGGTTAAATTTAGGAGGTACATGAACAGATTCTCTAACGCTTATGTTAGTATGGGAGATGACGGGGAGAACCCTCACACCACTTCTTTCCTTCAATCCATATTAAATAATATCAACCGATTGATTGTGGGTAAAAGTTCTAAACTGAGGATAGAATCAGTTCAAATTAATGCTCTATCCACGGAGGAGAAAGCGAGGCTAGTAGATTCATGTACACTTCTCGACGGGGTGACGTGGGAAGAGACCTGGGCAAAAAGTAACCACTCACTACTCTTTTGCATGCCTGGGGATGATTTAACAACACAGTTCGCAGACGTAGTCCTAAAAGCAATTAACTCGTTTCCCCAGACTTACAGCTTAGACACAGGAAATAATTACATCTGGCTAGATTATGGAACTCCCAAATCTATTATAGCTAATGTAGACTTTACAGGTGACGTTCGACCGATACTCAATCTAGCACAAAGTATGTTTTCCGTGAGGCAGTGGAACGACGTAAATCAACTTTTTGATGGGAACGAAACGATATCTAATGCTCTGGTTTCCAATGTTATTTCCAAATTATTAGCAGATAAAATTGCGAGGCTAAAAACGGAAACGACAACCGCAACCACCGACGCCCAGCAACGGCAAATGGATACGCTGGAGCGCCAGCATAAATTAGCGAACGACCAAACTGACCTGCTGATAGATATGGAGTTGCTTGATATTCTCCCAGGTCTTCTTAAGGCTTACCAGATGGACTCTAAAAAAGGGGTTGGCGATATGTCCGAGACCGAGGTTATATCACCTAACGAATTAGACCAACTCCGAAGATTAGCCAGCCTTGTCTCTAACCCCTCAACCTTAGAAATGATTTTCCCAACCGCAAATATAGATGGAAGGACGAATACTTTAAACACTGAGGTTTTGATGGTGACTGGAGGCACTAAGAAGCCTAACGTTACAAAACAAAATAGGATTTTGCGTAGGCGGGTTGACTTAGATAATGTCTACAGTCGTATATCCCTAGACGCCCAAACCGCAAAGATGTCCGACGTTAGCTACAACTACTCGGTAGCAATGCAGCAGGAGTCCTTCAATCTAAAAGTAACAACCTTAGGTATTCCTGAAATTGATGACCCTACGTCTGAGTACTTATCAAGGCGTATATGTTTTAAATTCTTCGACCCCCGACTACGCGGTGCCTTACACTGGATGAGCGGGGTGTACCAGTTAACTGGATTCAGACATTTAATCAACCCTAGCCAAGGGTTCTTAACGGAATTGGATTTGATTAAACTTCCTAACGAGAGTTTATCTAATCTCACGGATACAAGATAATGCCAATTAATAACGATGACATAAACGCCGCTGGAGGTCTAGCTGAGTACGCAAGGGAAATGCTTGACCGTATGTCCCCTTTTGGGGATGAGACCCCTGTCCAAGCAGAAGTTACCTCTATAAATAGCCAAAGACATGGGTTTATGGCTCTGGGAACTGTTACCCAAACCTTGGATGAGCAGAGAGCAGGTAGAATTAAAGTGGATTCCCCTGCATTCCCTGAAGGACCGCAGACTTGTGATTACGTATCTCCTATTGCAGGGGCTGGTTACGGGTTTTTTGCTGTGCCTGGGATAGGAGCGACAGTACTAGTTGCAAGAGTCGCCTCTGATGACCCAGCTTCCCAGAACCTCTGGTTTGGATGTTTATACGCTGCTGGACAAAGAGAGCTTCCCGACACCAAATCACAACCTTATATTACAGGCGACGCTTCCCAACTTCCAAAAAATGAAGTGATGGATAATGGTGAGGACCTTCCTAATGACCCTACTGTATCTTACGGCGTCCCTAACGAAAATGATGTTTATAGAGATAACGACCTACCCGATTCATTCGTGTTAAAGCACCCTAAAGGACACAGTATATCCTTAACAGATAAGAACACTTCTGAACGCAAGATAGACGAAATTAAATTAAAAACTTCAGGAAACAAAAGACTTGTTATGAGTGACGCGCCCGCGCCCGCGGGAGGAGAAAACATTACGCTTATAGACGAGAACAGCAACCAGATAAGAATCACGAGCGTAGGACACGATGATGTGCCCGACGACTCCATTATAACCCAAGCTGGAGGCGATATAATGTCAACAACAAAGAAAGGTGCGGTAGACCACATCATTTCGAGTGAGAGTGATAAAGATTTCTCTATTGACAATTTAGGTAAAGGTAATGTGGATATTACTTCACATAACGGAACGATGACGCTAGAAGCGGATAAACAAATTACGTTGAAGTGCGGTAGTTCTACTATTACATTATCCAAGGACAAGATAAGCCTTAACTCTCCTACCATGACTATCAACGCCTCTAACGGAACATTAGCCTTTGGTACAGGAAGTATTAGTGTCGGTGGCGACGTTCAGTCAAATTCTGTTACTACAGGAACAGTTAACGCTGGTGCAGTTACAGCTGCTGGCGCAATGACTACATCAACAATCTCTATCGGAGGCACAAGCCTTCCTTCAAACCACATACACCTTGACTCTGAGGGCGGTAACACAGGACCGGCGAAACCCACCCCATAATCATGATTACAGTCGTAGAAAAAGAAATATATGCAAGTTCCTTAACTTTTTATGGAAACACGAGACCCACTAACACTCTTCCAGGGATTGCTACGTTTTTTGGGCAGAGCTATTCTTTGGACGACTCGTCAGTATTCATATACCGCAACCGGGACCCGCAAGCTAATGGCTCTTTTCCCCCGACACAAAAACGTATTAAAAGGATTAGTATAGAGCCTTTATGGGATGTTAGTTATTTAAATCCCAGTGCTATTACAGTGGGACCAACAACTTATTACGCCTATTTCACCAATGTTTCCATACAACCTTTCATCGCATCACTACCTTTAAATAATTTAACTCAAAATTTCTTTGGGTTATCTGGGTCCGACGATGCGGAGTGGAGGATAAACCAGTGGGGTCCTGCGGTATCCCCGGAAGTGGTTAATGATGTCCATTTTGATGACGAGTTCGCTTTGCAGCCATGGGACGATTTAAAATTAAAATTTCTAGGCGCAGAATTAGGCGGTACCCTACCAGTGGCAAGCGCAGCCGATAATATCAGGTACCAGATGTGGAGGGACCAGTTTTACAAAAGAACAACCCCTGTTGCTAAAGTACGAATTGAGTTTGAGGAGTTTTCCCCTTCCTCCCAATATTTCCATCGCGAAAGTCTTAATAATGTAAATGTTAACACCGAAAAATTTGCTTCTTTAACCTCTAACCCGTGGCAAGACGTAACCCTCTTGGATTTCCAAAGCACTTCACCAACACTGAACGAGCCCCCATTCAACACCTCGTCATTCTCCTCCTTCCAGTTGAATAGCTTAGATTTTAGAAGCGCTTACCCATGGGGAGGCACGTCTACAACTCAGTTCATGTATTCCATAATGCTACACACCGAAGGTAACCCTCCTGCAACCAGGTACATTAGAAAGTACGTTCGGTTCGTCGGCGGGGCAGTCTCGGACTTAGAGATAAATGGTCTTCTTAAAGACTTAGGACCTTTACAAATAAATAAGGGACAGTGGCTAACAGCGAGATTGTATGATTTCGAATCGGCTATACCAACAACCACCGAAGCTCATACAGCCAGACAAATGCCAGCATTTTGGCTAAATGGGACAGTAACCTAAATACAATAGACGATGACGTTATTCACAGAAAAATCTCTCAACTTAATGCCTTCACAGGCTTTAACGGGGTTGAGCAATTCCTTACTTGTAGATAAGGAAGCTAAACAAGTATCCCTATCAACCGCTAACAGTAAAATAGCCAAGTTGTCTGGGGTTTCAACTTTACGGAGCCCTGTAGCGGGAAGAATTCAGGTTGCTAATGGAGGTGGTCCAGGTGCTGCTAACCGTCAAGAGTCTTTAAGTGCTCCCGCTAAATCGGTTTCTACTGGAGCATCTTTGCTAAATAATCCGGAATTTAACCAGTCTAACCAGCCAGTATACGTTCCTGGAACTGTCCCACCCGAAACATCTTCGCAAGATGTATCTGACATGTCCGATGAAGTGAATTCATATTTCTCTACCACTGAAACTCCTACTAGTAATATCACCACAGCGAAAATCTCGACATTAGGAATCGCTGTATCCGAACTTCAAGTAGCGATTAAGCAGATAGATGACACCATAGCTGCTATTGCATCCATCCTAGAACTAAGAGCTACGGGGGAACTGTCAAATCCAGTTCTTAACCTGTCTGCTCTAAACTTAGATGCGCTACCCCCGTCCGCGCAGGAGAAGGTGGAAATAGCAATGGAGAGTAATAAGCGATTTATCCAAACACAAATCATCGCTCCCTTTGTTAATAATCAAAGAGTGTTGAATTCTCTGAGAGCTCAAGCGTCTGGAACCTTAGGAGACCTGGACCCCGTCTTCGATTTAGATTTTGGTCCTCCCATATCTACGGAAGAGAGGTTCGTACTGTCTAGAGATGGGCTGTACTACGACTCTAGAACTGGGGAGGTTCCTAATATTACACCTTACCCTGTCTCTGCCGACATGTGGGACCTTCAATACCCCTCCAACCGTGGCGGGCGAGGCTTATCTTTTACGGAGGAGGACGGGGAGAGTACTGTAAATACTATTTTTGATTTAAATAAAGCATACGAGGGTGAGAACCCCCGGGTACAGGATTTTTGGAAATACGACGATGTCCTCCAGCAATTTGAAGACGATAAAATGTCCCACATGGTCGAGGTTTCCGGTTACATCAGCGAGATTTTAGCAAACGGGTATGGCGCAAAAGACGCGCTCGTCCAATCGTATACCGCGCAGCTGGGCGCAGTAGCTTCCGTGTATGATGGAAAGATAAAGAAGCGAAAAAGACAGTTAACAATAGCAGCGATTTATGGGAGAGAAGTCTTTTTAGTAACTAATAGGACCCATCCTTTAGGGGAGGGAATGTTCTTCCAATATGAGCCACCTATCGGTAAAGCGTTTGAGTATATGTTGCAATATAACGACCTACCCGACCACCTTAAAAGCCTGACCTTCTATACCTTAGAAGGAGGGCAAACCGTCCCATGGAATACTAAATCTAAGTCCGTAGTAGACATCGACCTCCCAGAAAATATTTTAAGTAAAGTCGGTACTTGGAAAGAGCTCCCTAGGATTCCTATCAACGACTTCTCTTATCTAAAGCAATCAGACATCCCCCTAAACGTACAACAAAATATAACACTATTCTCAGAAGATTTAGATAGTGTTATTGCCCCGTTCCAAGCGAGGTACGTGGTAGCCCCTACTGATATCCCAGCGAGGTCCGTCGCATCATTAGCGGTAGACCCAATTGGTCTGGGAGACTGGACACATAGACAAACTTCTGGAAGTTTAAGTGCAACAACCCCGTTATACAAATCCTTGACTGATGATATTGTATCCAAGGATTTGTTGGTATGTTACAATTTCCTAGACCCAGACGCAGTCACCCAACCCTCGGGAACTTTGTACGCTTTAAATAATGCAGCTGAAGGTTCCAACCGTCTCGACGGAAAGTTGGTAGGGTATGATAAATCATTTATATTTCCTTCGGGTGTAGGGCAAGCTTATTTTGGGGGAACTATTTTTGATGAAGAAGCCTCTCAAAACCCTTTGTGGGCTGATATTAGAGGCTCTTATGTGAGAATGCCTAACTCAACCAAAGATTACAACACTTTACAACCTAATCTACCTTTTAGAGGGGTGAGACCTTTAGATAATCTATTCTACAGCCAAAAGGGGGTTACTTTAGATTTTTGGGCTTATGTCCCGAGAGTTCATAGAGATATGGATGATAACCATAGGTATAGATTGGCATTCGCTAACGAAAATAGTGGTCCGGTCCCCTCAAACTTTATAGCTGCCTCTACACAATCACAGACATCCCAATCCAACGGACTAACGGCGGGTGGTACCAATTTTGATAGAACTATAGGAATGATAATGGGTTGGAGAGACCAGGGCTCCCCCAATAATACTACTAGTGGCGTTTATGATTTTCATTCAAGTGGGTTGGAGTTTTGTATTTCCCCTACTGTAGGACAAAACCAATCATATGCTACAGAACCCCTGACAACTTGGGGTCATAGTGTTTGTTTAGCTGAGAGGTGGTCCGCCTCATCAGTCACCCCACTGGTAGGAGAAACTACGCAAGTGGGAATGTACATTCCTAGCGGTGACGCCTTAACTAATTATATGGTTACCACCAGTGGCTACGGAATACAAGATGTTAGCTCTGGGTACCACCATATCAGCGTATCTTTCGACTACCCCCAAAATAAAGTAGATTTTCATTTTGACGGAGAATTGCTTACTACCTCCTCAATAACGGACACATTTGGAGGGTCTCCCGACGATACTGTCCTCCCAACCGGAGTGAAGATAGAACTGGAAAATAACTCCGACGTGATTTTATTTAATGACCCCACGGCTGAAAGCTTTTTAGGGAACACTGTTTATGATGAAAGGTGTACCCCCGAACGAGTAGCGTTTCCGGTATTCACTCCTTGGATTATTGGAGGTGGTTATACGGATAACATACCCAAAATACCGGGTACTAACTTCAGACCTCAAGGATTTCTAGGAAGTAATACTAATAACTACCATCAACAGACACAAAAAGGGGGTTCTGTATCCTCAATCGACTGCGGTACGATGGGAGATTATGTTGTGGGTCAACATGACCCGCCACTCTCTGGAGGAAAAGGTGGAACCTCTTCTAGTAGAAGAATTATTCCTCGCAGTGGTTTAGACGGCTTTATCGGAAGTTTTAAGGTTTACTCTCGACCTCTAAATACATCTGAAGCCAAGCGAAACTATGACAGCCAAAAAGGATTCTTTCATAATATCTTAATACCAAACCCTTAAACATGACCAACTTTGAACTAACTTATGTAAAAACTAGCGCTAAGAATAATATTTTAGGCGTTGCTTTCCCTATGATGAATGAAGGGATTGGTGGATACGTTGCACAGAATGAAAATTTACGGTCTTTAAGGGATTGTGTTGTGCAATTAATCATGACAGGAAGAGGTGCCAGGGTGATGAGACCTGACTACGGTACCGATTTAAGAGCCTCTGTGTTTGAGCAATTTACTGACGATATGATTGACGGTTTAAGAACTCAGATTTTAGAAACAATCTCTAAATATGAAACAAGAGTTATCGTTAAACGTATATCTTTAACACCCGACTACGAAAACCATACTTTAAAAGTAGAGCTTTACATCACATCGAAAGATGATTTATTAAATGGAGAACTGGTGGAGGTTCTCGTATAACTATGCCAACTAACACCGATTACTCTCGCTATTTCCAAGGTCTGTATAACATCTCAGGCTTTGATGGGACCATTGAGTCCGACTTTTTAAAATTAGGACAGGTACCTGACGACCGAAAGTCCGACCTTATTGATTACAATATAAACGGGTTTGACCAGTACCGTGAGGCTCTGCAAAACTACTTAAGGTCAGTGTATCCTCTGGACTATAATAACTTCGCAGCCTCAGACTTAGGTCAGATGTTGTTGGAGATGTTTGCTTATATGTCCTCCGTTCTAGCCTTACGTGCAGACATGACAGCCAATGAAATGTACATTGATACAGTAAAGAATGAGGACAACTTAAAAAGGCTTCTGGAGTTGATTGGTGTAAGTATGAAAGGACCTACCGCCTCCAAAGCTACCGGTCTTCTAACCTTCCCCACTGACGTTACCCCAAGTTTCCCGGTGGTAATCAACAATGCCGCGCGAAGCATTCAGGTTATTAACCAGAGAAGTAACTCTCCTCTAACCTACACGGTAACAAAACAATTAACCGATGGGACATTGGATTTATTTTCTCAGGACTTATCCTTGGACGCGACGAACTTCAATGGGCAGGTCGCGAGCGGGTTATTTTTGGTCGAAGGGCAGTTTAATACTGCGCAAGGAGTATTCAGAGGAGGTGTAAAAACACGTCAAACCTTTGAGATTACTGATGGTCCCGTCATTGAGGGAAGCATTGGTGTATCTTCAACTGAGGGAACGGGTAACGGAATCAAATATAACGAGATTAGTAACTTATTCTTAGCATCCGGCGGAACGACCCCTGTTTTCGAGAAAACATATACTGGTGGGTTTGGGTGTGTACTTACTTTCGGCGATGGAGTGCGAGGAAGGCTTCCTAGCCCTGGCGCTAATTTCGTAGTAACTTACCGCACTGGTGGGGGAGGTAATGGAAATATTGCCCAAGGAACATTGGACACTACCGTAAGGTGCTTTAATGCAGGGACCGACCCGATTGACGCAACTATAACAAACACAACCAAAGGCTCAGGAGGAAACCCTCCCGAGTCCGTAGCTCACGCAAAACGTTACGCGCCTTACTTCTTCCGAACTCAATACAGAGCAGTTACGGGAGAAGATTATAATGTTCTCGCCAATTCGTTTGTGGGTACAGGAGGAACGACTGCCAAAGCTATGGCTTCTTTAAGAACTAATGGGGCTGCAGCTAACGTTATTGACTTGTTCGTGCTCTCTAAAGCATCCCAGACTCAGCTAGAAAGAGCATCTGTTGCAATGAAAAAGGAACTGTTAGATTATTTTAAGAACTACAAAATGTTAACTGATGACATTGTTATTTCTGATGGAGTAGTAAGAACGTTAGATATGGTAGCAACCCTTTACATAGATAAATCAAACAAGAGGTTTATAGATTCGATTCAACAAAAAGCAGCAGATAAACTTCTTGAGTTCTTTGACGTTGATAACTTAGCTTTCGGGCAAAAGATAAGCATGGCTGATGTTAACAACTTTATGTTAACGGTCCCAGAGATTAGGTTCTTTCAAGTAAACAATCTTCCAGAAGAAGTTTATGTTAATTTTAACGAGATTGTCCAGTTAAACAACTTTGAATTTAGTACGGAGCTTGTGTAACTATGACAATGTCGGACAAAGGGGCGGGACAAGAACACTTTCAATCTAATTACATTGAAGTAATCAGACGAATTGTTCCTGAGTATTATGAAACGACCGAGTACAACTTATTTGGGTCCGAGGAGGATTTACAGTATAGGGTTTTAGGGTCTATCCTTTATCTTGCTAATAATGTTTCTAGTTTGCTTGGCGCACCGACAACTTACAATCTCCAAGTATCTGCTTTTAGTGGAAGTGAAGCGTACGTCCCATACTTTGTACCCTTCAATAATCTTACCGATGTAAGCCCTACCACTTACGAGAATTATGTTTTAAAACCTTTGGGAAGAACCTTTGGAAGTTTCACGAACAAGGACGAATTTTCTAATTTTCTTTTAACCTCCGCCCTTCCGCACACTCAATTCAATTATGTAAGCGACACATTCGCTCAAGCATTCAGCGGTACTGTTGACCCTAATATTACAACCGTCTCAGCTGTATCCAACACCTTAATTGATAAGCTTGGATGGGTATATTTCCAAAATACTTCTGGAACCGTCGTTGATTCTAATTCAGTAGGTGTAAGTTCCTTTTTGTATAGTTCCATTATGGACAACATATACTACGGTAAGAGAATTAAAACTTCTGATGGCGTACGAAACTTATTTAAATGGATGTACACTAACGCTAAGGGAGGGTCTACTTTATGGTCTCCTGTACGAGAAAAGTTTGTACCTGTTCCGTTCAACACTCCTTCCTCTACGTTCATTCCTGCTGCAGGAAAGCAAGGTAATTTTTATGCCTCGGGAGGACAGCTTGTAAGCGCGTTAGACACGCTTGTGAACGTATGGGTAAACGAAGACGACCCTAACTCGTTATACTTCAGAGACATCGTTAACGCGTCTCTCCTGGGACTTGACGTAACTAGGATGGAGAACGCTGGTCCTATGGGTAAAATGCTTAAGGCACTTGCGTACGGATTCTATGATGTACAAACTTCTATTAGAGATATACAATACTTATTGGATATTGAACAGTGCCCTGAAGAATTTCTGCAATACCTAGGAAGATACTTAGGGTGGACATTTTTCTCTGATGACCCTGACAAGTGGCGTGACCAACTAAAACAAGCTATCTATCTTTATAAAGCTAAAGGCACTAGACAGGCGCTGGCAAACGCGACCAACATGGTCATTCCGTCCTCCGTTTATAGCCCGAACAACCAGGTGTCGGGACTTCAAGAGTTATGGGAGTCTTACGTACCAAACCTTCTTTATTACACTCTCAAGACCGAGACTGATTTAGGAAAAAATCCCCAAACGTACTTAAACTTCAAACAGGCGTGGACCACTTCCTTAGCGGCGTCTGGAATACCTATAAGCGTGGCTAATTACGACCCGCAGAACCAAGACAACAATGTCCGCTTCGCGGTGGACGCCATCTTAGAGCTGCTGAATTACCATTACGGTTATTTGGACATTGGGGGAATCCCTTACAAGGAAACTGCTTACTGGCAACAACAGGTTGTGAGAGGTAAAAACCCGGGCTACCAGTACCGAGACGCTTTCCTTACTATCCCTCCTTGGGAAGAAAGCAGGTTCTACCAGAACTGCGGTATTGGTCCTAATATGGATAATTTTATTCGTAGCGTATCTTCTATATTATCAAGAACGTTTAACGAAGCAGGGTGTGGAGTATCCTCTACTGCTGCCAATAGTGTAGCAAAATATATTTCAAGCTCTGTCTCTATTAAACAAGCAAACGGTATAAATGAACCAGGGTGGGGAGCCAATAATTCATTCAAATTTATGACCTCTTCTTTACAACTTCCGTTTAACTACGAAAGTGTGATTAGGAACGGTGATTTAGATAGTATGAGTGTTTTTGATTTTTGGAATTCCAAATCTTCGGAGGTGCACAGCAAGTTTTTTGTTTCTTCGATTGATTTCTCCTCTAATGATTATACAAATCTAGCCAAGACTAAAATTGGACGTAAAGGAATCCCAACCATCGTTAATATATTCCGCCAATTCTCACCTTTTCACACCCTGAATAAGATTTATGTTGGGTCCGGTATCGTTGATGATTATTGGGGAACGCGATATGGTCCCGTTGGTGATACAAACCACGACATCCCGTGGTCCGGAACTACAGACATTGAAGTAGTAAATACTATTCAATCCGACATGGACCAACTCCATAGCTCGTATACCGCGTCCGCCTTCCCAGGCGCGTGGGCTGCAGGTGGCTCCTTTAGTGGTGTTGGGGTATTTCCTAGCGTATGGAATCCACAGAACGGACGGTATCTACCATCCGCAACTCTCGTTGGAACAAGAGGAACTACAGCCCCGGGGTATTTCTGGAGTGGTGGTGGAGTTGAAGATGACTTAGGTCTTAAACAGCTTATCGCAAGAAGAACCGCCGGCAGAAGAAAAGATTTAAAATATAAATTTACCGGCTGGGCACAAAACAGACAAGGACTCAACCAACCTATTAGCACAGATTGGTTTGGTATGAGTGGAGGAACCCTCCAACCCGTTCTTAAAGCCAGAGGTCTTAATCTTCCAGGCTTCGTACCAAAAGGATTTAACTTCTCCTCTCAAAATTTTGTAGACACAAGCGGAAGTTTATCCTCAGTTTACTCATACTATAACACCTCTGCTACACCGTTCTTCGAGTTTAACTCATCATCATTCTTCCCTGCCCGTGCCATCCCAGACTTTGAACCGAATGCTTCTAGCTTTAATCAGTTAAGGGATGTTTTTGGCTCGCAGATTTTGCGAGCTATGACGGAAACCTTTGTGAGACGTGGGAGGAAGGATGCTAGGTGGTACCGTTTTACAGACCAAGGTTTCGAGAACTTTAAGTTCGGACAAGGCACCCAAAAACTTTACTGGGATTACAACAACACGTTCAGAAAACAACTTCAGTGTTGGATAGACCAAGAGACGCAGGTGGGTGGTGACAGGTACGCGGGAGGGTTTAACATCCTAGCTCATGTGTTTGGTCCTCTATTATTTAACCATAACTTTTCTATTAAAGGTAATATACAAGATAACTTAGGGTCTAAATCTTACCCTAGAACCTTCGGAGGAAGCATCTCCGCCCTTAACCCAGATTGGAGTGGGGTTGCAGCTACACGGGCTGTAGGAATAAACAATGTATATATTAACGTTTTAGGCGAAGACGTCGAACTTACAAACGGTATTTTGGCTGCCGGAGCTTATGGCACGTACGAAAACCCGCTGGATGTGTTTGAACACCCAAGTGAGATTTACCACACCAACAATACTCTGCTTTCTGGTATAGATTTTGTGGCTCCTCAAGTTAACTCGTTTGCGGTATGGAATAACCCTTCCAACCCATCTTATAATATTGATTTAACTTCTCCAAGTGGGATTACCTTGGTGCAACGGCATGGAACGGACAATCCTTTCCAAACAGTTCGCGCAAGATATGCTCTAGACGGTAATATGAATTACTCTTATAATGGAAACTTAAAGTTTCCTCCAAGAAATCTAGAAGCTCGTGGAAGCAAATCGCTATCCGCAATCGCGGGCTGGGCACTCCAAGACGAAAACAGAACTCCCGTAATTAATCAAGATGGGCATCTCGGACACGGAACCTCGAAAATAGAGTTTTGGAATACAGCTGCGAGCGGGCTACCTTACATCCGCATACAGGGCAAAGGAGGGACTTCTGGCACAGGAACTCTAGGTGTTATGTCGGGGGTATTAGGAACAGCCCAAACCCCTAACGTCGCGACCGTTGTTGATGTAACGGACCGCCAAACCCCTGCTAACTTAAGAACATTAACTCCGTCTAACTCATACCGTCTTTCCATAGACGCATCTGCCTATCCGGGAGTAAACAGTAAACTTACGTACGCCCTATTTAACGTAACTCAAAATAAACAATGGGTACAGCCGACCACGCAATACGACACAAACACTGTGGGACAGTGGAGGGAAATAGATAACACTTTATCGTCTAATTTAGTAAACTGCATGGTTAGTAGCGTTGTGATAGAACCTGCGTTTAGTACTTTTATAGGAACTATTACCCCGTCATCTACCTTCCACCAAAACGACAATTACCAATTATTTATCTCCCCCGCTTCCAGAGCTAAAACTAATGTTAATGGGTACGTTATAAGAAATATCAGAATCGAAAACCATGAACAAGGTATTACAAAGATTACTGCTGGTAGACAGGGAAATAAACTCTTCAAAGATGAGGAGTACCTCTTAGGTATTAATGCACGGGTTGCTAGAATAGCAGCAGCGCAAACCCACCCTAATGAAAACTTGTATGTGAGAGTTGTAACAGACCTGAAACCTTTTTTAGGAAACGGCTGGAGTTCGTTCGCCAAGAGTTGGTGTTATGATTGGGTATCCAAATCATGGTCTAATTCGAAGGAAACCTCTAACGATAGGCAGTGGAAACAGTTAACCTTCCCTGGGAGTTCTATCGAGCCTACTCGCCACATCCTCGAGTTTAACACTCAGAACAGCCGCACCCCCCTCAAGTACCATTCCCTCTCTCAAGATGGTCCCTTAGGTGGATACTTCCTTTCTGCGGGTCCAGTACATAATGACGAAACTGTCTACTATGTGGAGGTAGGTAAACGAGATAGAACTGGAGAATTTAATGGAGTAACATTATTAGGAGTAGATATTGTAAATAAACTCTATAATGTTTATGCTGAAGACTATACTAGAAAGGATTTTGTAGATATATTTGATTTCTTTGATGATTTAAGTATAAGCAAATCTTCGAGAGACGCTAGAGATTCCTCCGGAACCTACCTATTATCAGGAGGAAGCCGTAGCGAGTATCTAGAATATTGGGGAGGCAGCCATTCTGCTACAAACGGAATTTACGGATTTATAGAAAATGATTAAAGGTAATATAGAAATTTTCCAAAGTTATGGAGACGAGCATAAGAGTCTTTACACAGGCTCCAACATGGTGGTTGATGGTTTTAGGAAAACTATTGCCGACGTAATGACCTATATGCCTAACCCTAGTGGAGGGGCACAAATGGAAGTTGGGACAAGCTCAGTATCTAGCTATCAAATCCAAGCTATGACCTTAGGAAGTGCTAAAGAAGGATACTCTCAACGAGACTCGAGATTCTGGTATAGTGGGATGGCAACGTCCGCCGAGAACTACCAACTCTTACCTGTTACGGATAATGCCGTATTCGAGATGTGGGATTGCTATTCTAGTATAGGATTCAACCAATGGAAATATGATAACCAAGTAGACGCTAACTTATTAGTTAACCCGACCTTAAGGACGACAGCAGGATGGACTGTAAACTATTTGCATAATATGTCGGAGGGCATGCTAACCCCCACAACAGATATTACCTCGGAAGGCGAAGTCCATATCACCAAATTCGAGTTGGTCGCAGGGCAGGAACAAGTAACTCTGCGACAAAGACTCCCGGAAATGGAAATGGGGGGTGTTTATACTTTATACACTAACGGGAAAGCCCTTAACGCCACTATGGATATTCGTATTTCGCGCGGAAAGAATGATGTTCCTTTGGAGTACTATGATTTTGTTACTGAACGATTTGTTGTTCTGGACAAAGACAATACCGATTTGAGCCATACGGTAAGGCTCAAGAATTTCTACGAGGTTGATGAGTTCAGATTCCGCTTAAATGGTAGCGCAAGAGACCAAGCATTCCAACCAAACAACGAATACTTTGTTGAATATATCTTTCCGTCCATAGGTTTTGTAGATGAAAGTTTTGCGCCATGGGATGAGAATTACGTAAATCCTTACATTAATATTGTGCGTCTGGAAGTATGTGACGAGCGCCACCAAATTCTCAGGAACCCTAACTTTCTAGAACATCAAAGCTTGTTAATCAATAACGATTTTGACATAGTGGCAGAGTTCCCTGCTTCTGATGCCAAGAATCCTAATGGATGCAGCCAAGCAGGTCTTTATAAGACTCCAGGCTGGACACAGTTAAACCCGCTCGTCAGGGACTCAAGCGACCCTGGAAATAGAGAGGACAACAATCAGGTAGGGGCAGTCTTTCCTCTGTCAACAAATCAAAAAGCGATTGACCTCACTCAACTTGATGGGATAGCGTTGTATGCGTCTTCCATTGAATTAGATTCTAGTGGGGCTGCATTAATAGAACAAACGTTTAATTTAGGAAACGAGTATAAAAATACTTTCGCGTTTGCCAATGAGAACAGCAGTGAACCAGAGCTACTAGCCGCCGCTAACGGGCAATACGATAACAACCGAACCTTAATGCTATCTTTCGACACAATGGTGTCCGGGGAAGCCACCGCAGCGAATTGTGGAAATCTTCAAGTTACCTTAACAAGAGATTCCGATGGGTTTAAATATAGCTTCACACAACAAAGCATAACTTTACAAAATGATATTTGGGTTGCTGGGGGGAATACTTTTAATACTTCTTACACCGCCAAAAATACTTGGTACCATACAGGAGCCCAGGTCATCCTCCCAGCCGACGCGCAGCAAGAGTCATATACTATTAGCATCGCGGGTACTGGAAGAAGCGATGGGACTAACGGGTTCTGTTATTATTTAATAAGAAATTTTTCTTTTGGTCCACTAGCTGGATGGAGAACCTATGTATACGACCAAAGTGGTATTTCCAAGTGGGCAATTAATTCGGACGGACCCCGCGTAACGCCAGGCAAACTTTTTTCAGGATTACAATTAAGTGCTACTAGGTACGCTACGTTAGGAGGCACGGCTGCTGCTGACATTACTACATCAATAAATGGGATTAATGTCCCAGCTAAAACACAATTAGTCCAAAACTTCGTTGGGTTGGAACCGACTAAAACCTATAGGGTAGCAGTCAAAGGGACTTACGCGGGAAACACGTTACCTCAATTTAAGTATAGTTTAAAGGCAAAAGCGAGAACTACTCCTGGGACAAATAACTATAATGTCTTATCTACATGGATGCAAGAGAATGGGGGAAACTACAGCGCGTTAAACACCCCAACTAACTTAAACCCTTATTTTACCAATACCGCAGCTCACAGAGCTACGCACCCGTTCTTTTCTAAATCTCTAAACGATGAGAGCTCCACCCCTTTAGATTGGGGTTTATGGGTTACGGCATCCGGCTCATCCGCTGCAAGCTCTATCACCTCTGATACCCTCGCTGCCAATGCTGGAGAGTACACACTCTCTATGAAGGTATTTAACAGTTTAAATACACCTTCTTACTTTGTACTAAGTTCTATGAGTGAAGGTTCCGGCTTCCCTACATTCTTTAACTGGCAGACAGCCGAATGGGATTCTTTTGTAACGGGAACAATACCTAGGTACCGAGGAAGCGCTTCCGGAATGTACTTCTTGCCTTTACCTTCTGAAACCAATACCTCCAACTTCACCCCATACACATACTCGAACAAGGTTACCCTACCCAGTGTAAACAGCGGAATACTCCGCAGATACTATGCAGAGACGCCTGATACTTTAGGCAGTCGTGGCGATTACCGGATAACAGCAGGCGTGTACGGACCTAACGCAGAAGCCGGCTCAACCTTAATTAGCGACCTTGCTCTCAAGGGACCCGGTCTCGGAACCAATGTGGATATATGGAAAGAGTTATATTATAATTTTACAGCTGGTGACTGGCAACCGGAACCCATCCAAGCCACGGATTACTATTCTGAAAACACCGACGACTCACCAGAAAGTTTTATTTCGTGCCCAAGTAATCTTATTTCCAAAATGGCTTTATATGGTTTGGATAGAGATACTGAATACCAACTTAACATTATCGATGCTGCAGGTGGAGTATACACCCTCTACGATGTTAGCTTGCAAGATGTCTCCTTAGTAGCCAGTAACGGTAGAAGTAGATGGATTCGAGATGCAAGCAAGTGGACAAGCGAGCCCTACGGAAACACTCATTACGATGAATACGACGACGGCGCCGTCTTCAAACTTCGAAACCGTAATAACGGCGCGGCAATATTATCCAACACAACTTCCCCGTCAGCCATGACTGCGTGGACCACACCTGGAGGTCTCATGTTTAAAGCTACCTCTGGTGGGGGTGGAGTAGCAAACCCAATCTTCGTTCCCCTTATGCAAATTCAGAATGAGACCAGTTTGTCGTTTGCTCCGTGGCTTACCCAAAACTTTACATTAGGGGAGTATAATCTCAAAAGCGGAGAGCTGTTTGCTGTTGGGCTAGAAGGAATTTCTCTCGACACAGCTACCGACAGTATTAAAGTAGCGCTTGAAGCAAAGTACAACGGGGTACGCTATCAGTATGACCTCACTACAAGAGAATGGAATCCAGGGACAGAACTAAGAATTTTATCTTTTCCTTTATACAACAGAAGCGCCCAAAGCACTGATGAGTTTTTCGCTGACGCTAAAACTTGGAATCAACTGATTTCTTCTCAAGTTATAACTCCCCCGTTTGGACCTAACACCAAGATAACGGCAAGTTTTATTGTGGATGCTGGGGGAACTAACGCGCGTGATATTGCTATAAAAGATTTTAAAGTTTATAAATGGACTGACGCCTCCTCCAACCATTACCATGTATCGGGGGCAACGTTTAATTTCCCTGAGTTCCCGACTCCAGCTGACATAACACTTCAATCAACGCAACCTTCTGGTAACCCCGGCGAACTCGGACAATTCTTAAACAGAATTAATTTCTTTGACTATTACCCAGCAAAACTAACAAGCCAAGCCGCCACTGACGGTCCAGACTTAAGCGGTTTGCGAGCGATTAATAACCCAATGGCTCCGTCTATTACAGGGGAGAAGACTTTAGAGGAAGCTGTAGCCATGGGAGCCTACCTCCCTTCTGCAGGACTCTTTTTCGGCTCAGGAACTTATGGCTTACAGAACTCCCAACAACCTTACGGGTTAGCTCCTAGTGGAGGTTTAGTGTCTGGTGTTCTCAACCAAATGGGCGTCGTCAACAGCGATGGGTATATTTACCGTAACGTTCTCGCTAGTCCTGACGATTCGGCGCGAGACGCCAGCGCTGGGTTTATCGTATCTTCTTACTTGAGCACTCCGGCTAATACTTACTCCCACAAAACTCTTCGGTATGTCTTAAAACTTCATAAAGACGATTGGAGGTTTTTGGATTATTATATGGGTGGACTGGGAGCCTTAGGACTAAACAGCCTTGATTACAAGAAAAGTTATAAAAAATTAGGCACCGCTTTCCAGATTAGCGGAACTGGAACCACATATGACGGAACTTCACGAGTAGGACTATATAAAATAGCAGACCCTTCCCGGAATCCTGTCTTTAATCTAACCAATAAGAAAGTAACATTTCCACCTGGTCTAAAAATAGATTACGATAACACAGACCATATTACTATAATATGGGATATCAATTACTAAAATGAAATTTCTCGAAAAATCAAATCCCCATGGACACTTAGAAGTCTGGAAGCATTATCCAGATGGAAGCAAGGAACTTCACTTCAAAGACGACAATGTTATTTGTAGTGGTATGGGAGCCACCTTAGCGGAGATGTTTGATGCAGAGCCGACTGTAGATGTAGAAAATTTCCAATGCGTATATTTTCGTTGTGGGTCTGGAGGGCAAGCAGCCTACCAAGTTTCAAGTAGGTCGGATGTAGAAGACCCGTTTAACCGCGCACAGTACGGAACTGGAAACTTGGATATGAGCATTCACAACCTCATCGCGGATGGAGCTAAAGGAGGCTCTACTACTCCTTTTGGTCGAATCCCTTATGGTTATATTAAACGTATTACCCCCACGAAATGTATGTGGCAAATTGTATTAGACGAACAAACCCTCAACGTAGGCGACCCCACTCCTGATTACCCTGAAGGGTACATTAATGAGATTGGGCTGTATAGCAAAAACCCTTATGTGGAAACCACTGATGCTTCCATGTTATGCGCGTACCGGTACTTTAAAAAGATTTATAAGACCGACGCATTTATTTTAGTCTTTAGATGGACGATAGAATTCTAATGGTAAGTTTCAAAAACGTAAGTAGTGTAGGCGGTGATGGAATCATCCCCCTCAATTGGGGAGATGTTCCTAAATATGACCCAAGTTCTTTTTATAACTGGGAACAAGATAATATACCTTTGTGGGTTATCGAACAAAGAGGAGATACCCTTTATAATGCCATGGGCTCCCCCGGAGGAAACCCCGAAGGCGTAACTTTTACCCTTTCGTCTGAAGGTAATTACGATGAAAGCAAAGCCATTTATGATTCTATTGACGATATTGTTGAAAGAATACCTAAAAGACTTAAGTTCCCTGTCCTAATTGAAATTTGTAGGTACGGGCAACTTGGACACTTGGACCTCGCCAATATTACTTGTGAGGGAGCAGGAAAATTAGAGGTTAGAAACAAAGCGTTTTTCCAAGATGTAAATGCATCTGCCTTCTCTGTAGAAGACGTGTCTGGAAGCCCAGCTGACTCCGCGCTAACAAACCGCGAGTACGTTAAAAGCGTCAATTCGGTATTCGCTTCAGCTACTATGATGAATGTCTCGTCCACTAGACTCGGTTTAGAGTTTGCGGACGCAACTTCCTGGTACGATAATGCCCGCTTATTCACCATGCAGGGACCGGACACAGACCGCCAAGCAAATAATATTACGGCGTATGTCGCATCTGGAGGCACCACGCGTAGCTGGAAAGGAACCGCTGCCGGCAGGTTTGTCATTCCCCACCCATACGATTGGCGAAATGATTGGGGTGCTGGCGCAGATACAGCTATCGCAGGTACTGCTGCAAGCGCGTGGGGAGATGCAACCCCTTGGTACGGCTCATCTACCGCCGACTACATGATTCAAAAACGTGCCGTAGAATACACCCAAGGACAAAGTACCCTTGTCGGATATGGAGCATACTTTAGCTCTATCTCGCTCAAAGACTGTCAAGGTACGGTTATTCTTAGGGATATTCTTGTTGACGCAGGTAACACTCAAAATGATTACGACGGTGCGGAAGGACAAATTCATAGAGGAGAGTACGGTCTTGATATAGAAAACACCGAAGTGATTTTAGATAATGTTACTTCTATGAGAAGTGCCTTAGGCGGGTTTAGAGCTACTAACTCTAGAGTTAAGGTGACAGGGCACTGTATTGCTTATCGCAACTATACAAAAACTGGAAAACTGGCTACCGAGAGACTACAGAATGGTGTAGGCTTCTACGCCCTCAATAGCGATGTCGAATGGGATTCTACTAGTTACCTAGATTCAAGAAAATACATTAACTTGTTTACTAAGTCTAAGCGTGGCATGGATTTAAGAAATTCCACGATACGAGGCGGAATTAACTGGACCGCGGATGTGTCCGCAGTCCCTAACGGAGGTTCGCAGCTCTACGGTCTGGACCGAACGGTTAATGGGATTTCATTGATAAATTGTTCAGGTGCTGGCGGTGACACCCTCACAACCACAATCAATATTTCTGATTGTAATGAGCATGGATTATACAGCGAAGGAACTGACATTGATTTCAATGGGCGAATAAACTCTTACCTCAACGTAGGGGATGGTATTCGTCTAAGACGCTCCCAAGGAGCTTTCCCTCAATTTACTTGTAATAATAATTCGGCATGGGGTGTAAGTTTAGAAGGCTCCCAACTGACGTATGGAGGAGGAAGTGAAAACTTCCTAGTACGTGCAGACGGCTACTCTCAAGTTACTCAAGGTTCCCGTATTATCAACGGTTCTATTCAAACAAATAACTTTGGCGCAGGTCCTACTGAAATAAAAAACCGGCGTATTAGAAACCGTGCACAATTCCACGTAGATTCCAATAACCAAAACTTATTGATTGACAAGTCATCATCTATACAAGTAGCACAAATAAATAATATCCCTTTACATGTAGGACAATGGGGGGGATGCGATTGGCTAAATGATAACCCTACCGACTCAGATTACGACATAGCTAACGATGTTAGATACCTACCAGCAACTCACTTCGGAGCAACTCCATATAGAGCAAATAATCAGCCGGGAATAGTCGTTACTAATAACTCTGACGCAGAACTGGTTGGGGTTAACTATGCTGTCGACTCACATGATACTGGAAAAGGTAAAGTCGCTATCGCTTCTAATGGTTCTAACTTAACGTTTAGAGGAACCTCTTCTACCTGTACCACTTTTAATTATTTTCCTGTTACCACTCACGCACAGCAATTTAGAAGTTGGATGTCTGCGGGCGTAGTAGCGAGTGATAACTCAAACGTTGAAGTAACTGGTCCAACCAAATCCACTCGATTTGGAGTACCTTTCTTAGCAGAGAATAACTCTAATCTTAAAGTTAAACCTCCTACTTTTATCGGTACCGATAATATCCTGGACATATCCGGGTACCATCTTCTTCCGTATGTAAGTACCGCAGTAACACAGCCTAACCATACAAAACTGGAAATCCATTCGACGAGAGCTTGTTTGGTTGCAAATAAGAACTCTAATATCGAATTATTTGGTTTGGGCGGGAAGGTTGTTGAAGGTCCAACTTCACAAACTCTTAACTCTGTCGATGTATTTGCTACGGGATATGCTGATGCGTATATCGGAGACCAAAACTCTCAATGGGATAGGTCCACCTCTGCTGGGTATGTTAAGTTTTATCCGAATGCTTTTGTGAGTGGCGTAATAACTGATTATGCAGCAAGAGTGTCGTTATCACCAGGTCTAGCCAACAACTTAAGTTTCAATACTACCACCCCTGAAATCAGAACGCAGGATACTGGAGCCACAGACCACTTTCACCGAGATGGTATGACAGGCGGTATGTGCGTCCGAGCTGTTGAAGATAGCGCGATAGACGTAAACCTTGTTAACTTCCATTTCCAAGGCGCAGCGTCTTCTGTATCAGGTATATATTACAACCTAAATGGAACAGGCTGTGAACTATTCGCAGACACTAAACCAGATGTTGGAGCTGGAGGTGGAGGTAACACTTACCACATCGAGCCGGGCGACGGTCAACTGTATAGCGAGGGTCCAGGTCCCTTGGATGGAGACGGCGACGGCTTAGGAGGTGGAACTGGCGAAACCGGTAACGACTTCACCAATACTGTTGGAATTGGCGGCAGTACCGCGACCAATGCTACACTCCAAAACCAAACTAATCAAGGTGCATTAGCAACTGTAGCTGGACAGGGAACAATAGACTCCCAGTTTGGCGCAACCACACAGAACGACCAGGTAGGAAGTATGACTGTAATTGGAGATGAGCGAGACCCTCGCGTCCGTTACCGTGCTTACATGAGAACGAAAGCGGGAGCCATTATCAACGCACCAGACGGAAGTTTAATGTCCGATGTGGAATGTATGGGCGGCCAAATTCAGATTTGGAATATCGCAGATACTTCTCGTATCCATGCTTCAAATATTCTAGCAAACGGAATGGACCCACTAACATGGTCTCTAAGTTCCGTAGGCAACCCTAACCCCCCAAGTAACTGTCACGGTCCAATGGGTAAATGGAGAAACGGAGTAGCTTGTGACTACTACGGTTTAGGTGGTCGTAGAACTACCTATGGTGGTTGTGGTTCTGTCTTTGCTAATACTGGGGTTTTCCGCCTAATGATGTCTACTCGAGGCGACCTTAAATCGTTTTATGATGTAAGTACTTTAAGTGGGGTATCAACGGGCGCAGACGGATGGCGAGACACCGCATTATCAGGAGGCTCCCCTGTAGACCAAGTTAACGGCGCAGGATACCCGCACTGGACACAGAATGTTCGTGTTTTAGGTCCAGCCGATAACATCCGACGTATTACAGGAACCGACTCGGACTTCCCAAATGGTATCTACCAACTATCCAGCTGCCTAAGGGTATTTGGCTGGGGAATGCCTTCGATGAACCCTTCTGCAGGTGTAGCAACCATGCAACCTAGATTAGGTGGATTCAGTGCTTACAACGCAACTTCCGGCTTGGAAGGTAAAGATTATAGTGGATGGATATATACCACCGCTGAACCAGTAACCCCTCTACCACCTTTAGGTATGGATTCACTAGGGTATATGAGAAATTGGTTCGATGAAAGTGCAGCTGGTATGTGGCAAAACGCGAAACATATGGCTGAAGATAAAGTTAACGGGGTCTCCATTTATAGGTCCCATATGGGGGGTCAAGCCGGAGGAGAGGGTCGAGATGCCGACACCGATAAAGCCTCGTTTGGAGTGGGAGTAAGGTCGCTCAACATATTTGACCTGGAGAGATTAGTATAATGGCACAAAGAGTTAATGAAGATATTAGGTTTTACCTACCCGCAGACCCGTACTACTATCAAGTAGACAACCTTCCTTTAGAGGATTTGTTGTCCAACGATGTACGACTTCAATCTCAAATTGATGAGATTAATTCATCTGATAGGGGAAATACTGTAGGCAGAGCTGGGTTCACAGAGCTCCAACCTTTTATAGATGCTGGGATACCAGGAACTATATCTGTAAGACCTGGTAATTTTATTGGTCGCACACAAAGGAGTTCCTCCTCCGAACTTGGTGGCGGAGCTCCTGATACTAATCAAGGCTTTGACGGTCTACAGGAGGTGACAGAGCCTCCTACCACATTCGGAACCGGGAATAACCCAACAGGAAACTATTCCGTATTTAACCCAGGCTCCATAAACAACTCAGACGTAGGCAGAACTTCTGTATTTAATTTTAAAGGTGGTAATGTTAGTATAGATAAATTCGGCTTTGACGAGTTCGAAGACTGGGTCGACGCAACTAGCCTTGACGGGAACACAACCGCGCCAGCAGGTCGTATCGACCTTATCGGTATTACTACTATGAATGGGTCTATGGACGACCCTTGGGTACCGGGAAATGCTGAAGCTCCAGGAGTATTGACGGGCGACGGATTCCCTCGATTAGCAGTCGTAAAAGGTGCTGGAATTGTAGGAGGTAATAACAGACGAGAAGTAGTAATTGGCGAAAGGTTTATTACCGTGGGCGAAAGCCAGGAAACTTTAAATGATTACGGAAGAAATCTAGAAGGGGATATTGTTCCCAGCCCTGAGTTTGGTACTATCCCGAGCCCGGACGACGTAATAAATGTTAACTTCGCAAGAGATATAATGGCAAACGGAGAAATCTCACAGACTCTAGCGGAGTGGGCAGACTCAAATAAGAACGCAAGCTTCTTTCTTCCCCTTGCTTATGTGTATGTTCCTCAAAGCCACGTAGAAGGTGCACCAATCCCCGAACAATATTTAAAGGATATCAGACCATTCTTCAGAACTGCTGAATTGGCACTTGCCGAAAGACAAGCTATCGCAGCCTCCCTTTCACCTAACGCAAACAACCCGTTTGTTACTGAGACCCATGCTAAAGCTATTACAGTCCCTATAACAGATACTCTCAATCAGGAAATTCTAAACCTTACAAGTAGGGTTATTGAATTAGAAAGCATGAAAGGTAAAGCTTATAGATATCTTGCGCCGGCGCTCGCATCAAATAGGTCAAACTCTACTTTCCTCCCTGCAGGAAGTTATATTATGAATTGCATGGTCCAATTAAACGACACTCAAAGGAGTGACGGGCGAGTTAGAATAGGTATTCATAAAGGAGGTAGTTACCCAGGCGGAAATACTACCCCTAACGTAGTGAGTATAACCACTAATGTGCGGACAGACGCTGACCAGTTTGCAACAATGTCACTGGCTTTCACACTAACTGATGCCGCAGAAGTGCAGATTGCTATCCCACGCGCAAATAACGACGAGTTCGATGCGTTCCTACGAGCAGACTCCAATAATGTGGTAGGATATTACGTAGCCGTATCATCTCCTACCGGTTTTAGTGACAACACTTAAAAAATAATTCAATTATAATTTTTAAACCTATATAATAGACTATGTGGAAAACAATTCTAAATAATATCAATACTCTCATCTTAGCGAACTGGAAAGCTCTTTTCATGTTTGTACTGGGAGCTCTCGCAGGTGTATTCCTGCTTTCCTGCGCTATGACTAACAAAATCGTTGACGGAACCCAAGAGGTTCTAACTGATGCGGTTGATTATGTGGTCGAAAAGACATCCGGTGACGACGAGGAAACTCCAGACGCCGAATGCTGTGACGACGAGGAAACTCCAGACGCCGAATGAAACTTTTAATAAGCGTCCTGCTGCTAACATCTAGCTGTTCAACTTTAGCCCCCATCTTTGGAGGCGCAGCTGGTGCAGCAGTAGGAAGTTTAGGAGGACCAGCAACCGCTGCTTTAGGTGGTGGGGCTGGTGTAGCCGTCGCCCAAATGGCGTATCCTAGTAATGATGCGCCTATAAGTGATGCCGTCGCTTTGGCGGCTGCTAACTCAGGCAAGCCCGCACCAGGAACTACAGCAAGTACCATCTACGAAACAAAAAGTTTAATTTTTCAACTCGGTTGGTGGTATGCGGCAATCTTCGTGCTTGTACCTCTGGTAACTAAGCGCGGTAGAAAATGGGTAAAGAAGTTTTCCGACCTCGGAAATACCGTATCTCAGAAAGATATTGACGCTAGAGACGAAGAACAAGACGTCCGCCTAGCAAAGATAGAAGAAATGCTAGGTAAAAAAGAATAGATTTTTTTTAAACCCCTCTAGATACAGTAGAGGAAAACCTCTACCCAATTATGAAATACATTATAAACGAAGATAACCGTTGTGGCGCAGCAAGCCTCTCTGACGACTTGCGCAATCAGGTTTTGGAAAGCATGGGCTACACACCTAACACTCCAAAAGCCTCGGAACAAATTAATGAGTCTGTAGCTCACGAAACTGAAGTTGAAGACAACACTGATATGCCTAGCTTATACGAATGGGATGATGCTGTCTTTGTTCTTGACGAAGAAGTTTTTGAAATCGAAGGCGACCTATTTCTAAAGGCTATTGAACTAGATAGCGGAACTCGCATGAGTTTGGATGAAAGCCATTCGGACCTCTTCATTAACGAAGTACGTTTTGAAGAGTCTCCTTTTTCTCTAGGTGATATTTACGATTTTGGCGACGAAATCTTTATCAAGCTAGATGAAGGTAAGAAGAAAGGCGATAAGTCTGCTGACAAAGATAAGGACGACGACAAAGGTGACTTTGAGACCGGTGCACGTAAAGGCGACAAGTCTAAGACCCACGGAGGCAAAGACTTTGACAAGGACGATGAGAAGGGTGACCCACGCGCCTTTGGCGGTAAGAAAGGCGACAAGTCTAAGACCCACGGAGGCAAAGACTTTGAGGTAAATGAAGTTGCTGCAAAGCTAAAGAAGCTAAAGAAGAAGTTGAAAGAGGATGACGAAGACGGACCTTCCAACGCTGACTTAGATACGATTGAAAAGCAGCAAAAGAAAGACGGCACATTCTAAAAAAGTGATGGAAAAATCCATGGCGCAAATGGCTGACGAGATTCTTGGAGGGGCTCTAACGGACCCCTCTAAAAATCCTATGGACCCTACACAAGGACATCAAGCTTCTATGCCTGCAATGAATCCCAACGATACGTTGCTCGAGATGAACGACACACAACGAGCTGAGCTAATGGGAGTCGCTGGGATAAACTCTCAGAAAGAAGTTATCGTCGAAACGAAAGAAGAAACCTCTACTCCTTCAGGGTGGGGCGCACCATCCACAAGCTTAGAGCTTACTGCCCAAGAGCTAGAGACTTTGTCCGAAGCCAAAAGAATTATAGAAAAAATTCAAGAGATGACAAGCGTCGGCTCTATTGGAGTTAACATGGCAGGCGGCGCTAAAGGAGACGCTAAGAAAGTTAAACTACCAGGACCAGAGTATAAAAAGGCTAGTCCCAAAAAACGCACGAAAAAAGTGAAGACCGAAGCCACACACAGTGACTTTTTAAACTACCTAAAAGCCTAATGTTATTAAGAGACTTTAACGATTTCCAACCCCTACAAATTCTAAGTGAAGGTAAGGGTAGCAAGACCATGAAAGTACGTGGTATCTTCAGCGAAGCTGAGAAGAAGAATGGCAACGGTAGAATTTATGAAAGAAAGTTGTTAGAGAGAGAGGTGCAGAAACTAAAGCCTATGTTGGACGAGCGCCGTCTATGTGGTGAACTAGACCACCCTAATGATGAGATTGTACATCTTTCGAATGTATCTCACATTATTACAAACTTACAAATGGAAGGCAATAATTTGATTGGGGAAGCTGAATTCCTCGACACACCTTCCGGAAGAATCCTACAAGAACTAGCTAAAGCTGGTGTACGTATTGGCATTTCTTCCCGCGCTACTGGTAGCGTTGAGCATGATATGAAAGAAGACGCTTACATGGTTCAAGATAATCTACGTATGATTACTTGGGACATGGTAGCTGACCCATCGTGCCAAAACGCATTTCCATCTCTAGTCGAGCATAAGCAACTGATGGAGCATAGAGATGTTTCCGCAGATTACCAAGATAAACTACAAGAAGAGCGAGTTTATTTAACAGCTTTACGCAGACTTCTGAATGAAAATTAACGATTTTTTTTCGTAAACCCAGTAGATATAAACAGTAGGAGAATTTCTATGAATGATAAACTAACACAAATCGCAAAACTACTTCCTGATAGCTTGTCGGAAGCCGGTCTTCAAGAGGTCTTGAAGATGGTTAATGAGGCTGTCGAAGAACGTGTCACCGCTGAAGTTAAGTTAATGGAGACCAAAGTAAGCGGTTTCCTTCGTACTAAAATAGCTGACCTAAAAGAAGTAGCCAAGAAAGAGGTGGAGTCTGAGGACGAAATCCTTCGTGGATACAGAATCTTTGAAAGCATTCGTGCTATGGTCGCTGCTGAAGTCGAAACTTCCGACGTTGATTCTAAAATTGCCCAACAAGCCGAAGAGCTTGGGGAACTACAAGAGAGCCTGTTTGCAGTAAACAGCAGACTTAAAAACTCTCTTCACGAAAATTCTATGCTTTCTAGTAAAGTAGAGAGTTTGAACGAAGCAAACGAGCAGCTAACTGAAAGTAATAAACTACCGTTTAAATCTTCTGAGTCCGCTGTAGTTATAACTAACGAAACCGATTCGAGTCGACCTTCGAGAGAAGCGGCTAACAACATCTTCCTCACCGAAGACGTAATCAATCTCGCTCAGCGAGAAGTCTTAAAAGACTAAAAATAATATTATGTTAAACAATTCAAATCTTAATGAATCTTTATGTGAGAAGTGGGAACCAATCCTGGAAGGAATCGGCGATGAATCAACTCGTCAGATGACTGCCGTTCTACTGGAGAACCAAGCCAAAAGTATTCTTACAGAGAACACTCGCGATTCTGGTACTCTTGAAGAAGCAACTACTGTGGGTAACCTCGGTACTTTCCAAAAGTTCGCATTTCCTCTCGTTCGCCGGGTCTTCCCGGAACTAATCGCTAACAAAATCTGTGGTGTACAGCCTATGCAAGGTCCTGTGTCTCAGATTTTCTACCTAGGTTATAACCGTGCTGGCGCTGACAGTACTGGTGCCTCTATCTCTGATGTGGTCTACTCTAAGTACCGCATGGTATACGCTGGTCGCATGGGTAAAGCCCAAAGCAACATTGGCTCTCTTGACAGCGCAGCAGCTACTGCTGGTACTGGCGGATTCTCCTTATCAGGTCTTTCTGGTGGTGCTGCAGGTAAAGCTTATACTGACTCTCTAGCATGGTCTGAAGGCACTGGCGGTGATTCTATGTCAGGTATGACTGCAGGGTCTCGTATTGCGAACTTCCCTAACTCTGGTATCGCTGGTCCGCAGTTCTTCGTATCTGCTGGTGAGCGTCTTGCTGGTTCAGGTATTCCTGAAGTTAACTTCACTATCGAGCAACAGTCTGTGACTGCACGTACTCGTAAGTTCCGCGCCCTATGGACGTTGGAAGCTTCACAAGACCTTCGTGCTTACCACAACCTTGACCTTGAGCGTGAATTGACTGAGCTTCTTTCTAAGGAAGTTGCTTTGGAAATCGACCGTGAAATCGTTGAGTCTATTCGTACTTTAGCTTACGGCATCGTTCCAGGTCTAAACAACTCTGAATGGGATGCTTACACTGATAGCGGTAACTCTAACAACTTTGGCAACACTGGTTTACCACAGGGTGCAGGTAACAACGGTACAGGCACTGGTGCACAGGGTAGCTTCACTTTCAACCAACCTTATGGTGGTGATGGTAGCGTCCCTTCTGATAGGTATGGTTTAGGAAGTAACCCAGGCGATGGCACTGGTATGCCAACAGAGCCTAACAGAGGTTCTAACGTATTCTTCTGCGACTTCGGTACAACTGCTCTTGGACTAGCTCCTCGTCACGTAGGTGAAGTTTACAGTAACTTAGTTGCTGTTGTTAACTTTGCTTCACAAGACATCTACAGAACTACTCTTCGTTCTGCTGCAAACTACATTGTATGTTCACCTTTCGTGGCTGCTATGTTACAGTCTGCTGCTAAACTTGAGGGTGGTATTGACCAAAGCCAAGCCGGTTCCCTAGGTGCTTCTATTGAGTACAAAGGTAAGTGGATGGGACAGTATGACGTGTATGTCGACCCTCTATACCCTGAAGACGAAATTCTTCTTGGTTACAAAGGTGCTTCACCGATGGATGCAGGCTTTGTGTACGCTCCGTACATTCCGCTACAAATGCTTCCGACTATCACGGACCCACAGACATTCCAACCAAGAAAAGGTTTGATTACTCGCTATGCGACTGCTCAAATTAACCCTTCTTCAAGGTTCTACCGTATCATCCGTATCGTTGGTGCAGATAGCCGTTACTTGACAACTCCATTCATGAAGGCGTCAAACAATAACAACTTAGGCTACGGCTCTTACTAAGACTCCTTAGTAGATTAATAAAAAGAAGCCCAGCTATTTTAGCTGGGCTTCTTCCATATATAATAGTGTATGTCAAGTGGACCAGTAACACCGAATTTCTCATGGGGACCCTTTTTAGTCGACCGTCATGGCGCAGGCTCCAATGCCTCTAATATTACAGCCCCTTCTGGAGATATCCCTTATGATTCTTTAAACAGAAGGTACTTCTCTGAGAACGTGGAGTTTAACAGGTTTTACATGATTATTAAAGACTGGGTTAAATCGCGGCTGGGTCACCCTGTCGTAAGAGTTGAGTTGGATGATTTTCAAATCTTAACTGCTATTGATGAAGCGATAAGTAAGCTGGACTACCACGCACCAGACTGGTGTACGCAACTAGCTGCTTTCGAAACAGTAGCAGGGTGTAACATGTATGAAATGCCCTCATTCATTGTAAACAATTTTAGGTATGCTGCCTACAAGAAATCCCTGCTTAGCGTACCTTTAGCAGGTCAATCTATGGAGATGGATTTCTTTATTAAGTACTTCCAGGATAACTTCTTATTTCAAGACTTCGCCGTAAGTGATTTCCTCTTAATGAAAATGCATCTCAAATCTATTAGAAAGATTCTTGGGCGTGAAGGGTCTTTTCAAATCACTAACAACAAATACCTTATGGTATACCCTACACCTTCATTCTCTGACCAAGACAGTGTGGTAATAGAATACAAATGCCTTAACTCGGATACACTACACCACTACTTCATCAGCTGGCTCCAAAGATACACTTTAGCAATATCCAAAGGTATTTTAGGTGAGATTAGAGGTAAGTACGCAACACTACCATCTCCCCAAGGAGGCGCTGTTCTTAATGGTCCTGCACTTATAGCAGAGTCCCAACGAGAAATAGAACTTCTAGAAAATCAGCTTCTATCTGAGATTGAAGAACCTGCTGCGTTTACAACTTACTAATGGTTAGAGTATCTGGACCCCCGTATGATAGGTATCCTCCGATGGTGGATGGTACTAGAGAAACGTTTTACAATGGCAAACGTCTTTCTAATATTTTTGATATCAAGCGTCAAATCTTTGAAAGAGAAAATAAAAATTTTAGAAGCTTAGCTTTTTATAGAAAGACATCCAGAGAACTTTTAAATATTTTTTCCGATGGACAAATACTAGGCAGTGATAACGAAATACAAAGCGTTAACTGCTCTTATGCTAACTACGAAAGAGCTATCGCCATGCTCTTCAAGACCCGCAATCTAACATTACCTATAATGACCTTAGCTATAGCGGATACCGTGGAAGACCTTGAAAGAAGAAAGCCTAATACTGATATCGAGTTCTGGACGATTCATGATAAGAAAAGTATGAGATATACCCGCGTGGCTGCTATGGCACCCAAAGCTGTTAAAGTGTCTTACCAATTGAATTTATGGTCGAGATATGTTGAGGATATGAACCAGCTTATTGAATACGTTATGAGTAAGTTTCGACCTCAATTAACGGTTGATACGGACTTCAATACAAATGCCCCTGCATTTATTACATCTATATCAGATAACTCTACCCTTACTGTGCCTGATAGAGAGGACCGTATTATTAAGAAGACAGTCACTTTTGAAGTGGAGACGTGGATGCCTACGAGGCAGTACATGATTCAAAGTAATGGAGCCATTAGAGAGATGAACTATGAGGTAGAGCTAAAAACCGATATCTCATTTTCAGGGAATGGTATACCTTCTGAATCTATATTAGCCACGTCTGGTTCTGAGACTCTAGTAGTTCCCCCCCTACCTTCGAGTTAATTTTTAAAATACGACTTTTTTTGCCTCCTAATCAACTAAATACTAAAGAGGAAGAAGTTTATGAAAAATCGTACAATAATAAATATCGCTGGTCAAGATTTAGAAATAGTTCTAAAGTCTGGTCGCTTATTTGAGCATATCTGCTTAACTGCCGGACAGAAGATTTCTGTTCCAGAAAAATCAATTACAGACCTTTGTCTGGAGCTTCACAAAAGACATCTTCTCAACATAATTTAAGGTAAAATATGGCTAATTTCGTTTCCCCCGGTGTATACACAATTGAAAAGGACGTATCTGATTTCGCTCCTTCCGTCAATCCATCTATTGTTGGCTTGGTAGGCTTCGCTTCTCGCGGTCCTGTCGATACCCCAACTCTACTTACTAACCCTGCACAAGTGATACGGGAGTTCGGTACTCCTGACCTAGTTACAGGTGGTCAAGGCATTTATGCGGCTTTGGAGATTCTCCAAAAGACTAACCAAGTTTACTATGTTAGAGCTGCAACCACGCTAAAAAATGACGCAAGGTACACTATTCCATTAGTTACCCACCCCAACGTTGCGCTAAACATGGGCGGCTTCACTGGATTGGCAAACGGTACAGTAGCCTACAGGTTTGATGTCGATGCCTATGATAAGAATGGTGTCGCCGTTGGAGATGCTACTACTACTTTCTACGCTTATCGTGACCGTCCATATGCTTCCGGGCTGTCTATCATGCCTGCACCTTTAACTGAGGCAGGAATGACTACCGGTAAATGGCAAGAAGCCATCCAAGCTGGTTTAGGTGACGCCGTAAACGCAACTACAGGACCTTTCTGTTTTGTTGCTAGTGGTTATGGCGCGGCTAGTGGTATGCTTGTGGCGAAAGAGCCTGGTGCAACAGCAGGAAACACCTCACGACTTACGATAAACACCTTCATCTCCTCCTCCCTCAGCGTTGGCGGAGGTGCCAGAGGTCAATTCGATTTCACCGGAACCTGGTTATCAGCAACACCGTTCGACACCAACGATTTCGTATGGTCGGCTGCGGCAACTACAGAAAACTCTCTAGGAACCGTATCCGCCACACCTTTATTCGTCGTTCCGAAGATGTCAACAGGACCAACCACCTTCTTCAACGGAAGTGCTTGTGTACTTGAAGCAGCCCAAGCCGATACTTTAGGATATACAGATAGTGAATGGACTGGAAACGTTCCTTCTGGAGCTCTTCTTGACTACATCGGCGCGACCCAGGCTGGCGCTTACCAAATCGCCTCCTTATACCCCGGACTAGGTTACAATTACTCCGCGATGAATTACGCGGGAGGATTGCAGTACCGTGGTTTGCAAGCTGATATTGTACACACTAACGACCAAGGTCGCTTTGTGACCAACCTCTATTCCGATGGAGGTTTAGAAGAAAGCTATGATATGGGTTTGTGGAAACCAGGTTCTACGACTTCCGCAACGAGCTTATTCCCAGAGGACGTACTTAGTCAAGGCGTCGTCAATTCTGTGTCTCAGTACGCTAAAGGTAACTTCTACCAGTACGAAGCTGGCATTACCCCTTCTGGGGCTAACGTATGGGTTCCTGCTACTAAGTTTTCTAACGCCACAACAATTTCCACTGCTTACAGCATTGGTGATGCTGCAAAAGTAGCTACAGCTGCCCACGCTTTCCGTTGTGTCTCCCTAGACGGCACCGCCAATAACCCTAACATTTATTTTGACCTGTCTGGGGGCAAGAATGGTGATGCAAGTGATTACGGAGGCAACTTAAGTAACGCTAACGTAAGGACTGCAATAATTGGACAAACTACTAGCCAAGGTCTTCGGGCATTAGATTCGGAGGCAACTCCGGTTACTATGGCTTCTGTCCCTGGCATAACTGACCAGAATGTACAGAACGAGCTTGTGTCTCTGGCGGAAACTACTCAAAACTTTATCGCAATCGTATCCCCTCCAGTAGGGTTTAGAAGTGCACAACAAGCTATTGCGTGGTCTAACGGCACCGCAACAGGCAGAAGTTCTGCTCTAAACAGCAGTTACGCTGCTTTATATTGGCCGTGGGTAAAGTCCTTTGATACCTATACCGGAGCAGACAAATGGTTCGACCCATCAATCTTCGCTATTGGACAAATGTGTTTTACTGATGAGGTCTCTGACCCATGGTTCGCTCCTGCGGGCTTGCGAAGAGGTCGTTTAACGAAGCCGACTGATGTTGAGGTTCAACTAAACCAAGGTGATAGAGACGCTCTCTACGGTCCAGGTAACGTTGTTAATCCAATTACTAAGTTCCTACAAGATGGAATTGTTATCTACGGTCAAAAAACAACCCAAAGAGCATCTACTGCTTTGGATAGAATTAATGTTCGCCGCTTGATGATTTACTTACGAAGACTTGTTCTGCAAGCTGCTCGTAGATTTGTCTTTGAGCCTAACGACCCTATTACTTGGGAAGCAGTTAGAAACGTCATTAACCCAGCATTAGCTGATATCCAACAAAGAAGAGGTATCACACAGTTCTCGGTAACCTGTGACGGAACTACTAACACCCCGCTTCGCGTTGATAGAAACGAACTTTGGTGCAAGATTATTCTTAAGCCTACTAAGACCGCTGAAATCTTGGTATTCGAGCTTAATCTCACAAATCAATCAGCTAGTGTATAACACTATATAATAATAGGTAAACAAATAACATGGCAAATGGAAAATACTACGTAGACAGAGCTGCCGAGCTAATAGCCGACAGCCCCCGTCTTTCCCACGCACTGGAATCTTTCCGTGCATACGCTTGGGAGATTCAAATTCCGCAATTCGCGGGCGCTCTTTCTAACGTTCCGGGTCTTGATTCTCAAGACCGTCTGACTCTCGCTGCAAAGCAAATTACTCAACCGGGCTTCACTGTTGAAGATATTGAAGTTCATCGTGTAAACGAAAAGTTCTACTACCCAGGCAAAGCAACCCCTGATGAAATCACAGTTACTTTTGATAACTTAATCAAAGGTGATATCGCTGACTCTCTTTTTGCGTGGATGAGAAGTGTGTACGACCCAGTCTACGGTATTCATTACGGTGGTCTAGGCAACGGCACTAGCGAAGTAAACCAAAGCCCTGAAGGTCTTGCTGGTCTTACTGAAGCTCCTATCTTCAAGAGAACTGTAACTATCTGGCAATTAGATGCTCACCGTAACCCGATTACTCACGTTAATCTTTACGGCTGTTACCCTAAAGGCTGGAAGCTTGGCGAGTTTAACTACTCAACTAACGAGTTCCATACTATCGAAATGACTCTACGCTACGACTTCGCTGTTCAGTTCACTGAATCCTCTGATATCGATTCCGTAATGTCCCCGATAGCTATAGGTTAAGTTTTAATTGAAAAATATTTAGGCTTTCCTGGTATATAATATCAGGGAAGCCTACTTTAATATAATATGGAACTATCTGAATTCATCGACGCGTACCGAGACAGTGGACACACTTTGCTGGAAGTGCAGCTCAAAGATAACTTAGACAAGTATTTGTGTCTGTTTGCTGGGTTAGTAGACCCACCCGCTGAGGTGCCAATAACCGAGCCAAGCAAAGCGTATGACCTATTAAAAGATTCTAAGGGTATGAAATATGGGTCGTACACAACCAAAAGTCCGACGGACCCAAAGGAGAGTGTGTATTATGTGGGAACTGGATGTAAGCCAGAAGGACCAGACATCCCACTCATTAAGTTTGATAAAACCGACTGGACCTCCCTTTTAGGAAGGTTTAAAGAAGGAGCTCAACTTACCCCCGGTGACGTGCCAGCCGATTCCCCTCAGGAAGTCTTAAGCGCGAAAAAATTAAAAAAGCAAGTAGAGGAAGAGACTCAAGCCGTCACCGACGCAGCGGCGCAAAGAACAGAAGAAGCTTTAGCTTCTGTGGGTTTCGCCAACAACAACGACGCAATAAGAAACATGTTCCGCCAGGTCTGCGGTGGCGGTCGCTCTGGAGCTTTACAAAAGGCGGCTAGAGAGAAGTCTGACGAAGCTCTCCGCGTGACGCAATTACCGGGCGACGAGCTCAAGGACGCGCAATCTACCTTAACCCCTGAAGAAGGAGCACAAAAGGCTCAGGAGCAAGCGGCTTCATGTGCCGAGGATGTTGCGCATTTAGAGAAGACCGTCCAGAAGTTGGTTGATATTAAAAGGAAACTAAATAACGATGGAAAGGGTTTGACGGAGTCTGACCGTAAGTTCCTTACCGATTGCTTTCGCTTACGAGGGCAAAGAGGCTCTGCAAAGAAAGGTATTTATATGGTTCCTGATGATGCTACCGGGCAGTTCTGTGGAGGTCCCTTAGCCGCCGCTGCTATAGAATACCAAGACGGAGGCGAGCGTTATGGTGTACAAATAAATAACCAAGATGGTCCTTTGTATGCGATGATGGTACAGATACACGATGATAGTTTAAAGGAGAAGAACCCTTTATACGGAGAGAACGGACTGGATAGTAAGGGGAAGCCAAAGCCAGCTGTTTTCTGGGGAGGCACAAACGCAGCCAAAGGAAACGCATACCGTGCAATGATGGGAGTAATGAATGAATACGGTCCCAAACTTTCTAAGGCATGGATGGGATGTAATTACCAACAACCGTGTCCCGAACTCCAAGCCCAACTCAAAGATATGATGGCTCAAGAAAATTTTAATTTAAATCTTCTTGTGTGGGGAGCCGAAGAACGGAGTGGGGGAACCGTCCCACAATCTCAATTCGCTAATATCGATGAGATTGGCACGGACCTTATTTTGGACCAGATGGAAGAAGAGCTGGGCGGCGAGATTGATGGCGCTAAAGCTTTAGCCTGGTTTACTGCCAACATGTTAAACATGTGGGACCCTTTGGTATCGGACCCACAGTTCAAAAACTGTGATTTTGAAGTAGTAGGAAGAGGTCCTACCGGACAACAACCCAATGGCGGTAAAGTTACCCAAGATATTGAGGTGAACTGTTCTGGAAAAGAGAAAACCCACCTAGAAGCTTTCGCAGACCAAGGAGGTAAATTTAATGTGGGCTCAGGAGAAGGAAGCTACGGAAGCGATGAAGATAAAAACCGTGAGCATTACGAAGCAGATGAAAGACCGGGCACCGTAGGTGTAAACGTGAAAGTTTCACAAGGAGGTGATTCAATCCAGATGGGCAAAATCGGTGCTGCTGTAGTTGACTCAGTGGAAAGAGACGAGAAAGGGGATATTATCGGCTTCACCCCGGATACTAAATCGGCTAGAAATCGTTCTTTGAATTACATAGAGACGGTTGCGAAAAATCTTGGAGTATCCTTTACCTCAGAGGACGCGCAAGCGGCTGAAGACTATAAGCTGGGGGAGGTTAAGTTTTCCCATGATACGATGGCTGCTTTGGATGGGCTAGACCCAGGAACTATAGGTCAAGTTGTCGACGAGGAGATGAAGAAACTGGGCTATAAAGACGCTAATGCACTTGGAGAGCTCAACAAACATATTGGGGAGTATGAGAATGCCCCTGAGGGAAGTGTTGAGAAGGAGAAGGCTAGAAAACGGTTGGAAACTACCCTTACCCAAGCTTATCGTAACAAGCATAAAGATAGCCCTGGATTTAGAACAAATTTGGCTATAGAAATGATGCAAGCAGGTTCAGCTTCTCAAAATCAATTACTGGTTATTACTGACCCTGGAGGAGATACGTACATAGGCACGGAGGCGGACGCAGTTAATAGACAGGTTATCGAGGAGGTTTTGGGGTACGGAAACCCTGAAGGTCCGGCGGAGATAGCCGTAACAGGAACTTCTACTAAACTTAGTACGGGACAGGAATTAACCCGCCGTGTGAAAGATAACTCTAAGGTTCAAGAGGTCCGCTACCCCTCTAAGAAGACTAAGAAGAATATGAAGAACATGAGCGGAGGTAGAACCGCTAGGGGAGTAAACCCACCTGATAAAGAGGTAGGAAACTCAGCTATGAAAGCCGAAGACTTCGTTAGACAGCTTCAAGAACTCATTAAGAGGATAGATAAAGTAAAGACCGTCTAGAACTAGCTCGGGTTTGATACTGTAAGGCTTCCCAACGATTACTATAGCCATACGGCGCGTCTTCTGGTAGATTACCATCCAATCCTTATCGGCGTGAGAGGCGTCATTCTGTGCCTGTGAGATGAAAGACTTAAAATCGCTTTTTCGTTTAAACAAATCATCAAGCTGAACGTCATACCCATTTTTACATTCTATAACAAATGGAAAAGTAACGGGGGTAATAAGGTCCCCTTGAATCCGTAGATGGTCGGGTAAATCCTTATGGGTGGTAGCGAAAGCACCTGAACCAGGAGTCCTATTAAACTCCTTAGTCTTAAACCTCTCGTTCAGTATCTTAGCGATTTTACGCTCAAAGTTACTGCCTTTGCGCTTACTGTTAACGCGCTTCTTTTTGGAGAAATCTCCAAATTCTAAAATTGAATCGATATTTTTTGACATGATATACTATA